AGCTCGACCGGGTCATCCTTCCATGCCTCGCACATCAGCCACACGCAGCGCAGCGTCAGCTCGTTCAGCGCCTGGTACTTTGGCGTGCGGCTCAGGGTCTCGGACAGCAGGCCGGACGCACCCTTGCACGGGCTGGAGATAAATACGCAGTGCGGGTGCTGGTGGCCAGCAGCTCGCACGATGTCATTCGGCGTCGCCTCGCGCCAGCCGGCCGGCGGCTCGGCGCCGTGGAAGGCGCTGTACTGCTCGCGGGTGAACAGGTCCATCACCGTGCACGGCACGCCCACCAACGTCTCGAAGTCGCGCGCGGCAGCTGGGTCGTTGTCGATGCCGCCGATGCACTTCCACGTGCCGATCATGTTGCCGACGCGGGAGACCGCTTTCTTGAAGCCCTTGGCGCCACCGCCCAGACCGCAGCAGAAGCCGAAGCTGTTGTACTCGCGCCGGATCATGCGCGCACCTCCGCCAGGAACTCGGCCTTCGTGATCCGCTCACCCTCGTAGAACATGACGCCGGATGTCAGTTGCTCCGGCCAATTCCGGCCGTGCGCGACAACGGCGCGGGCGATGATCTGTGCGCGCTCAGTATTCGCAGCAGATTTTGCGGCGATTGAGGCCGTATTCTCCGCACGGTCGATGCGCTCGATCTCGGCGAGGATCAGGGCGCCGGCCTTCACCAAGTCCCGGCGCGCCGTCGTCGGCTTGAACCACTCCAGCGACCATGTTTGCGGCCATGTAATTCGCGCCGCCGATTTCTGGCCACCGACATGCAGCGCATACGCGGCAGCGGCCAACGCCATATCGTTATTGCTGTGCACGTCATCGTGCTCGGGCGTCCAGCCCTCGGCCTCCACCTGGCGGCGGCGTTCAGCCAGCGCGTCCGTCGCGGCTCGGGACTGCTGCGCGCTGACTTGCGGGCGGGTGTAGAGATCATGCATCCCATCCGGCAGCTTCACGAGCCATTTGGTATGAGTGCATCCGTCCAGTACATTGGTCCGCGCCACCGGCTGGGCACTCTGGCCGGCCACCCTCCCAGCCGCATGACCCACGAAATAGGCGGCATCCTCGGCTTCCTCGCTGGATGTGGCGCCCGCAGGGAGGGCGTCGCGGACGCCATTGGCAAAACGGCCCAACGCGGCATCCCAAGCGTTCGTGCCAGGCGTGGCCGCCATCAGTCCGCAGTCTCGCGCAAGGTTCCAGTCTTCGTCCCGGCACTGCGCCGGCTTTGTGGATTCGGTCATCACTGTTCCCGGTGTTTGAATTGTTCGATCACGCTGGCCATGGGTCCGTACTTCACCCAGCGCAGCAGGTGTTGATGTGGGTGCCTCACGGCGGCGATGGACAACTCTCGCGCCAGGCGTTCCAAGGTGAGGATTCGGGCTGCGAGCGCGACGTTGGTATCGCGGGCGTTGGTCAGCAGCGAATCAGTCTCAGCGAGCTTCCTGCGCAGTTCAGCGTTCTCCCGCTTGAGGCGGGTGGAATCGCGGGCAAGGTCTGCGATGTCCTCATCGAGACGTTCACGCGCGCGGCTTGCGGTCATGCCAAGTGGCCAGTTCATTGTTGGGACTCCTTGTTGGCTTGCATCGAACGGCGATAGGCGCGCGTCAGGCCAAAGTCCACGGCGTGGCCGCGACTGCGAATCACCTTGGCTAAGCGCGCACGATCGGCGTGGCTGGCCGTCGCCTGGCGGGCGAGACCGAAATAGCTGTTTGCCGCAGCGAAGACGTCGCCAGCGGGCATCTGTGACAGGCGCTGGGCGCCGACATTCACCGTTCGTGCACGTGTATGCCGGGCCCATGGGCGAACTACCTGGCCGACGAAATCGATGCCACGTGCGACCGGCTGCAGGATGGTCTTCGACGGATTCAGCCTGGCGCCGAGTCGGCGCGGCAGAAAGGCGTCAATCTCGCGATGGGCTGCATTCAGCCATTGCGGCGATTCGTGGAGAATCACGAAATCGTCGACGTAGCGGATGTAATGCCGAGCGCCGATGCGATGCTTGACATGCTGGTCAAGCACGTCCAGATAGACGTTCGCGAAGAACTGGCTGCTGAGATTGCCGATTGGCAGCCCGCGGTGAGCCGGCTGGTTCAGAAGACTCTTGTGCGCTGGTACAAGCTCCCGCAGGGCGGCTGGCGCTTGCATGATGACGTCCGGGCGCGGGTCGTGCATCAGCACGAGATCCGCTAGCGTCATCCACCAAGGCTCTGCGACGCGCTTCGTCAGCTCATCTCGCAATATGTTCTTGTCGATGCTGACGAAGAAATTGGCGAGGTCGCACTTCAGGTACCACGCCGGGTGCGACCAGTTCTGCGTGATGCTGCGCACCTTCGCCTCCAGGCGCTGGGCGGCATACAGCGTTCCACGACCTGGAATGCATGCGCAGCTATCCGCTATGAACGAGGCGTAGAAGCGGGGCGCGACGCGGTTGTAAAGCAGGTGGTGCACGATGCGATCGCGGAAGTCTGCGGCCCATACCTCGCGCGGCTTGGGTCTTGTCACGACGAAGCAGATCGATCGACCAGGCTGGTAGCTGCCGTCCATCAGTTCGTCGTAGAGATCGCGCAGGTTGCGCTCGAGCTGTTGCTCGAACACTAGTGCGCTGTGAGTGTTTCGCTTCCGTCGGCGGCAGTCGAAGTACGCCGCTACCAGATCCTCGAAGGAAGCGCGATCCGCACCGCTTTGATCTGCGGACGGCCCGAGCGCGAAACTCGTTGTTCTTGTGGTTGTTGTTCTGGTTGCCATTGCCGAAGTTCTGGTTCCACGCGTTGTTGGAGTTGCTCTCGGACTGCGTCTGTTCGTGCTATCCACGTCGCCCTGCCGAAGACCGAAGCCGATCAGCGGAGAAACTGCGCCGGACCTGACCTGGTGACTCCCAGCGGTATCCGTGATGCGCCTGGCGGTGGCCTTGTGGGCCAGCGGCACGACCAGATTAAAAATCGCACGGGCGAGACGGCCTTGACCGTCAGGCAACAGGCGACGATGCGGACTTCTTTCGCCAGCCATTGGCTTGCTTACCGATGCTCGTCGTGATCGACACGGCCTTGGCGTACTGCGGCCGGGAGATCAGGCGCTTGTCTACTGACAGGCGCAGGAGCAGTTCCACCACCTGGAGGCGCTCGACTAGATCGAGCAGCGGCTGTGACTTGTCGCGGTACACGTTCCCGCGACAGATCAGCACCGTGATCTCCACGATTTCGTCGCGGATCTTCCCGCCCAGCGATACCTTGTAGTCGCGCGGCATGCTGCGGGTGATGTCCGTGATGATGTCGAGGAGGTCGTACGCCGCCTTGTAGATGGGGAGGTCGGTATGCAGAGCCATGGCTAAATGACTAAATGATCAAAAAAACAACCTACGGACGGCCCGAGCGCGAAACTCGCTGAGCTTGAGGCCGTAGTCCTGGTAGCCAGTGCCGAAGTACTGGAACCACGCGTAGCCGGAGAGGCTCTCGGACTGCGTGCCCGACCAGTACCACGCGCTCTTGAACTCCTCGCCAAGGTTCGCGTACAGCAGCGACTGCTCGCGGCGTGCCGGCAGCTCACCGCCGATGGACGTCGCCCATTCCTTGGCCTGCTCCCACGTCTTGTCTTCGGCCTCACCGGGCAGAAGGATCAGGTGGTAACCCGGCTCGCCATCCTTGCCGAGGATCAAGCCGGCGTAGAGCTCGCCCGGGCGCAGTTGGGCGAGGGCGATCGGTTGGGGAAGCTCAGATTCCTGCGATGCGTCTTTGATAACGCGGGCCAGCCAGGTGTCCGTGATGACGGACTTGGGAAGTGTGACCTGCGCGCCTGCTACCTCGAATGAAACCGACTCTGCTACTTGCGTCATTGCATACTCCATGAATGTGGAAGAGAAGGCCGCTGTGCGGCCAAATGACTGAATTACTGAACCTTCATCTTGCGGACGGCCCGAGCGCGAAACTCGTAGTCCTTGCGGAAGTTGCTCTGGCCGCCAAAGCCGAAGGTCTGGTACCACGCGAGGTTGGAGGTGCTCTCGGACTGCGTCGACGTCCAGTACCAGGACTCGTCGTCGAATGCCTCCGGGCCGCCCGCGAGGAACGCTTCCGCAGCGGTCTTCGTGGGGCTGTTGACCGTGTAGGGATAGCCAGACGGAACGCTGCTGGGGTTGTCGCCTGAGCGCCAGACGTAGTTGTCTTGATCAGTCGGCTTCAGATTGCGGTACACGATCTCAAGCTCATCGCGGGCCGGGAGGTACCAATCGTCGAAACCGTTGATACCAAGGCCGGATGCCCAGAGAGCGAGGGCGATGCCGGCACGAGCCATTGCTGCCGTGTTCGATTTGCCGTCGAAGAAGCTGCGCGCGTCATCAATGCGCTTCGTGTCGGCGCTCCATGACGTCTCTTCGTGCTCGCCGCCATCCTTGGGCGCCACGATCAAGATGTACAGTCCATCGGCTTGGCGCACTTGCCCGGCATAGAAGCCGCCGCCAATGGCATCGCCTGCTTTAAGGGCGTTTGCATCAGCTTGGCTGATCGTCGATGCCGCCGCGATTGCTTCGTTCTGAGTCACTGCGTTCATGGCTTTCCTTTCTAGGCTGGGTTGCACTGCGTGAAATAGGGTGGGCAGCTGGCGGCCAGTCCACCAACCAAGATGGAGGCTTCGCACGCTGTTTTTCAGGACTCGGCGTTGTCCCGCCGCAGCCGCCCATTGAAAAGGTGGGGGAATCGCATTCGTGCTGCCCGCTTCTCGGGGCTTCGGTCCGTCTGGACTGATTGTCAGCAGCACCGGAACATCACTGCGGCTTGCGCCTGCCCATTGCCTTTCGGCTTCCGTGCGTTCCCCCGTTGATCGTTACGCCGCTTCCTTCATCTCGGGCGGGTCTTCGTAGGACAGGCTCATATGCACTTCCTGCTGGAGGAGCGCCAGCAGCTTCGCGGCCGTGGACTCGTCGGGGTGTGCCTGCACGCGGAAGTTGACGAACACCGTGCCGCCTTCCTGAAAGTCGAACGAGACCTTGTTGACCTTCGCTTCGTCGAGCACGATATCGAACTCGGCCTTCACGCCGTTGTGGATCACCAGGCGCTGGTGCTCCCATGCGCCGTCCCACTTGATCGTGCCCAGTGCCGGGTTCTTCAGGTTCGGCAGATAGCCGGCATCTGTGACCAGGTCGCCCTGCAGGCCTTCGTCCTTGTAGTAGAAGCTCGACTTGAGCGTCGGCGAGAACAGCGAAAGCACGTCGTTGGACAGGCGCGCCTGCAACTTGAGATCGATTGCCAGCACGGAATCCTCGCCGTGCTTCTCGTTGCGGGCGTTCACGTGGTTGATCTTGACCAGATCGGTATCGAGTTCGAGCATGGTTTGGGCTCCGTAGTGGGTGAGGGGAGTTAAGCGGCGTGTGCGGCTGAGAAATCCATTTCGCAGAGCCAGCCGATCACCTGCTCTTCGGTGGCTTCGAAGTGGCTGACCAGCGCGGCGATGATCTGCGCGTCGGTCGGACGGGTTGGGGTAGCCTGGCGGCGTGCTGGTGCTTGGCGGGCGACAGGGGCATGGTGTGCGGCCGGTGCCGGGACGGGTGCCGGGACGGGTGCCGGTTCCGCTGCACGGGCTGCCTGTCCGGCCTCGCGAGTGGCCCTTTCTTCGGCGGCACGCTTCTCTGCCGCCTCACGTTGCAACTTGGCCTCTTCTTCGCGCCGGATGCGCGCGCGCTGCTCCTCTTCCTTGCGCAGCTCGTCGGCCTTGTGCTTGTCGATGCGGCTCGACACCACCAGCTTCAGGTCTTCCATCTGTTTCGTGGACAGCCCAACGCGGTCGGCAAACAGGAACTCGTAGCCTTCGATTGCACGGTCCAGGTACAGCACGTTCGCGCGGATTCGCTTCGCAGACGCATCGGCATCGATCTTGGCATTGGCCAGCATCGTGTCGACGGCATCCTGAATGCTCGAGACCGAGCGCTTGCCCTTGGCCGCGCCAACAAAGTCCGGCGCGCCGAGATCCACCCAGGCCCCGCCGGTCTCTTCCCTGAGAGACTGAATGTGCTTGGCATACGCCTCGCGGCCGCCGCGGATGATGGCTTCCTTTACCTCGGTCTTGCGCTGCGTGACCAGCTTGTCCAGGTCCAGCCGTACGCGGCGAGCCTCAGTGCTGATATCGTCGATCGTGCGAAACAGCTCGTCGATGCTGGTCGTCTGCGACAGCGCGTGCTGCTTGGCGGCGGCGAGCTTGCTTTCGACTTCACCGCACCATTTGACGGTCTTCTCTGCGTCAGCGAAGTCCTGATCGGTGGACAGGTCGCGGTTGATGCCTTGGAACACGGCTATGGCGTGATCGCGGAACTCGCGCAGGTTGCTGGCCGTGACCTGGCCGCGCACTTCGACGAACAGGGCAGGGAGGGTTTCCGGAGTGCGGCCGACGGGCTTCACTTCCTGCTCGCGCGGCTCATACTCGGCCACGTCCTTGTCGAACTGGGCCCAGCCTGCGCGGATGCGATCGAACCACTCCGGGTCAGGCGCCACGTCGACCCAGACGAAGCGATTGCGCGTGCCGTCCGACACGACGAAGCGCACGCGCTCGGCGCCGGTGACCATCAGGATCTGCTGGCACTGCGGCATGTGGCTGTCGGGCACGTTTCCATGGCGCACAAGCTCGGCCAACTCTTCGTTCCATTGCTTGTGCTCGAAACCGATATCACCGGCCATGGTCAGGCCGTCGCACGATGCCGATTCCTTGCCCAGCGAGCAGGTGACCGGATACAGCTCTTCGCCAAGGTCTTCCTCGACCAGCGGCCTGGCCAGCGCTTCCAACTCGTGGCCACGGTCGAGAATCCGCTCCTGCACGAAGTCGCTGAACTCCTTCGGCATGGCCGTCTTCTTGATGTGCAGCAGCTCGGTACGCTTCATGTACGGCGACTTGCCGAGCATTGCCGCTGCCTCGCTGGCGCCGTGGTAGTCGAAGCGGAAGGCTTCCCACTCGGGGGAGCCTTGCAGCAGCGTATGGACGATGTGGTCAGTCATTCTCGTGGCTCCAGGAATCGATCGTGTTCTTCTGGCCCTCGGTCATCAGCACGCCTTTGGATTCGACCGTGGCGATGATCTGTGCGGGGGTCTTCTTCTTGCCGAGAATCAACTCGCGCCACTTAGCTTTGTTCTCGTCGAAGCGTTCTTGCGGGTAGGTGGAGGCGGCGGAACCATCGTTTCCTTGCCGCTCCTGGCGCGGCTGATTGCCGCCAGCTGGTGCGTCGTCGCTGCCGCCTGCGCCGTCATCGTCCATGCCCTTGGTCGACATGCCGGTCACGGCCAGCAGGGTGTAGCGCTGCAGGTAGGTGATCGTCGACGCGGTCTGCTGGATGACGTTCTTCTTGCCAGAGTTGTCGGGCGGCCCGGACATCACCACCTTCTCGGAGTGACCGAGTTCGTGGGTGATCACGCATTCGACGGTGATCAGGCCATTGCCCTGCAGGATGTTCCAGGCGAAGCTCAGGCCGTGCTTGGCCATGGCCGGGCCCACGGCGTCGGTGACGTCCGACAGCTCAGCGTGCGTGTAGCCGACGAAGTCGCCTTCACGCGTCTTGTAGCCAACTTCCTTGCTGCGGCGGATCGTGATCGGCTCGGTCTTGAATGCGGCCATGGCCTTCACGTACGCCTTGCGTGCTTCCATTGCTAGGCCGCGCTCACGCAGATCCAGCAGCTTGCCGATGTATTCCAGGTCGGCGCCTTTCTCCACCGCGATCAGCAGCAGGGTGTCGGGTGTGACCGGGCCGGTGTGGGCCAGCGCGCCAGACTGGCGGGTGGCAGGCAGCGACGCTGTGCGCGGCGGGGCGGCCTCAACGTCGACAATGTCTTCGACGACTGCGGTGGACATGATGCGGATCTCCTGGTGGTGGCGGGATTCAGGCGGCCGGCGCGGCGTCAACCTTCACGTACGGGTACTTCTTGTCGTACGGTTTGATGTGCTTGCCGAAGTGGGAGCCGATCGACTCGGCCGTCTTGAACGCGGCGAACTCTTCGGCAGTGAAGTTGCTGTAGTGGTACAGGCTGGTGGCCTCGCCCTTGTAGTTCTTGAAGCGGATGGCCAGCGTTTTCGTTGCGGGGTCATGGCCGATGCTGTGGATCTGCGACGACTCGACTCTCAGCATGACGATGACGGGTGCGGTGGTTTCCATGGTGGTCTCCAGGTGGGAAAGGTCAGAACAGGGCGCCGGCGCGGATGGCAACGGCGACGTACCAGATGACAGGCGCAGCAATGCAGAAGCCGGCCGCGCATGCGTATTCGATCGAGCGCTTGCGCTTTGCGATGGCGAGCAGCTGATTCGAGTCGGGGTCGTAGTTCATGCCAGCACCTGTGCGATCGAGTAGACGAGGCAGTAGCCCAACGCCACCAGCGCGGCGCGCGTGAGCCAGAGGTTGTTGCGGTTGATCGTGGCGCGGCTCATTGCGACACCATCGTGATGAGCGTGGCGGTCAGCACGACCAGCGGCGGTGCGACGCAGATGAGCAGGGCGGTCAGGAAGAAATCGCGGGTCATTGCGATGCCCCATAGAAGCTGGCAGCCAGATCGGCGTCATCCAGTGCCGACATGCGATAGATGCAGGCCTGGCCGCAGATCGCGTGGCTCCTTTCGATCTGCAGCACGCTGCCGAAGTCATCGATCACGTCGAAGACCATCGGGTAGCTGTGGTCGCCGTAGTGGTGGAGAATCACGGCGCCCTCAGTCGACGCTGTAAAAACGAAGCGTCGTCACCCACTCGTCCCCGTCCAGGCGCGAGGTGGAGACGGCCGGCGAGCGATAGGCATCAATGCCATTGGCCCGGCTATCGGCAGCCCGCTGCACGGCCTCGCGGTTCGCGCCGCGATACTCAATCTCGTGCGTCGAGCCGCTACGGATGACCTTGCTGCGCACGCCGGCCGGAAGCTGCGGCGGAGCAATGCCGCGCAGGGCGACTTGGAAAACGGGGTGCAGGTTGCTCATGACCGGCTCCTCAGGCGACGAAGTCTGGGAGGCAGTCGGATCTAGTGCCGACAAAGGTTCGGCGTTCGCGCTGGATATGGGAGAAGCGCGCATCAACGAGATCGACCGCGGCGCCAACGTCCTCGGCCTGCACATAGACGTGCTCACACTGAATTCCGTGTTCGATCAGGAAGGCGAAAATCGAAACGCCGCGTGCCTCGACCTCAGATTGGGCTTCTTCCGGCGTGCAGCCGTCAGCGAACAGGTCCCAGGCGATGTCGTTTTCGGAGATCTGCATGCCCAGCAGGCCGCGCAGTTGCTTCAGCCATTGCGCGAACAGCCGTTCTTCGGGAAAGACTGCGCACTCGGCGTGCGCCATTGCGGTCATGTTGAACATCTGGCACTCCATCGGTTGGTTGATGGAGTTCATTACACCAAACGGTGAACGCAGTGTCAACACCAAATGGTGAACGAATTTGTAACAAGCGGGGTACCCCTTGCTGGGCAACAAAAAGCCCGCCTAATGGCGGGCAGGGCGGTGGTGCGGATCGGCGGACGGTGAGGGCGCTATTTCTGAGGCGCGACGACACTAGCTTCCAAAGAGATGTCCACTGGGTCTGGATTTCCATTGAACCAGGCGAGGGCGTCCTCCGATCGGAGTGAATCACCTATCTGCGGAGTGTCAGCTCTCGCAGTATTCTTGGTCAACATAGCCGGAGCGGTGAAGCAGCTACCTGCAGATGGGAGCACTTGGCCCTTGTGAAAGACGGTATATGTGATCACCCCGTTATTGAATCGCTTCGAGAAGTTTGTGGGATTGATCAATTCTGCCTTCTGCTCATTCCGGGCTGCTAGGCCTGATTGATTTCGGCAGATTTTCAGGGATATTTTGTTTGGTAGAGGGGCATCAGGGAGACTCGCCTTTGCGTCTGGAATGGCAGCATCCAACTCATGCAAGGATTGAAGCGAGGCTGAATCATCTTCAGAAATCGGCTCTCCTTGTGAGTGCCGATACTTGATGAGGAGGCCTTCATGTGCTTCTTCTGCGATTGACTCCACATGTATCGCGGAAGGCCTTTGGTTGCGCGTATAAAAGAAAATGTCAGCTGGTTTCGTGAGTAAGTCTCTGTCGGCAATGAAGCTGCAGTAAAAGAAAGCGTTCCAGCGCGAGCAGCTAGTAGGCTGAACTGTTTGATTATCGACCAAGATTGCTGCCCGGACTGAGTTGACTTCACTCTGATGCCACACAATCTCAACGTACTCGGAACCTGCGGGCTTAGGTGGTCTGCCGGTCTTCCGATCTGGCCTAGCACCAAACTCGATCGAGGTCGTTACGGCTAAGAGCTTTCCGTTGCCGAGACTAACGTTGCGCCCCTCGGAGGAGATGTAAGTGATTTCGTTCCTGCCGGCGCCGGCGATCTTTGCTCGCCGCATACCATTTTCCTGAGCGACCGAATCAGCTTTGACGTCATTCCACTCACGCTCAGTCCCAACCCAGATTGAATCACCAATTTTGGTGGCAATGAAATCGCCCCAAGGCGTAATAACTTTTGTGCCACCATACGGGCCCGGGGTGAAGTGTATAACTTCGGCGCTGACACTAGAATTTGCGAATGCGGCAAATATCAATACGCAAGTCGATTCGGTAATTCTCGATTTCATATTATCTCCTGATGCGCAGAACCGGCCGTGAGAGCGTCAGGATTGACAACTCAGAAATCGCCTTTGCCCGATCTGTATTTGATTCGACCGACGACATCGATATGCTCGAGCTTTTCGGGTTGCACGATAAACGGGTCGTGCTTCTCCTTGTTGTCGCTGACCACGCGGATCGCGCCGTCGGGCAGCATGAACAGCCGTTTCACGAGCATTTCACCAGCGTAGACAATGGCGAACACGCCGCCGCCAGCCGGGATGCGCTTGTCAGACCTGTCTACAACCACCGTGTCGTCATCGAACAGGCGAGGCTCCATGCTGTCACCGTGCACTTTGACGGCGACAAGATTCTTCGGCTTCGCGTCTAGACGTCGGATGTAGTCGGCTTGGAATGGCAGCGGTTCCTTCTCCTCGATGTGCCAAGTCTCGCGGCCATTGCCCGCGGACAGAGCAACATCGACATGGGTGATCAATATGGTGGTCTCTGGCGGGAGTTCATCCAGACTCTCGTAAGTCGAGATGGGTCGAGCCGCAAATGCCGTGGCCTTCGCGGGCGCCTCGGGTTTCGGACTGGCGATCTCGCCAATTTCACCGGGGTGCTCAAGTTGGTGCTGCAATTGGTCCAACATCCCGTAGTGAGATCGGGCTGTAATCAAGACCAGTTTGCCCTCCCTGGCGAGCCTTAAAGAGGGGCTATCTTCGCTATGCAGGAAGTGGGGCGACTTAATCTCTACGTAGACGGTTGCATCACCTTTGCTGATCAGAAAATCTGGCAGGAGATGCCTGTTTTCTTCACTGAACTCTGGCGGCAACTCAGTGGGAACCATTTCCCATGGCATCTTTTCAATCTGCCAGCCAGTCCTCGCCAGCAGTTCCGCAAAGTGTCTCTCCGCCTCGCTATCGAACTTGCCGTCAAGCCAGCCAGGAGTTCGGTCGGGGTCCCAAGCCGTCTCTATGGACCGGGCGACCTTTTCGCCAAAGGATTTGCGGCCCGCCAACATGTCGTTGACCTGGCTGGCGGGTTTGCCGATGCGCTTCGCGACCACCGCAAGGCCGTTCTTTTCTACCAACTTCCCGAGGTTCGCGCGCCGAATTTGTGCAAGTTCAGTCATCGTTGAATTACAGCATGCCGCAACCAAATGGTGTATTCACCGGGTGGTGTTGCGATGTTTCACCAAACGGTGTACGCTTGTCTGTATGGACAAGCTCAAACACTTCCTCAAGTCGATTCCCCTTAACGAGCGCGAGAGCTTCGCGGCGCGGTGCGGGACCACTTGGCCATTCCTTCGAAACGTGATGTACGGCCAGCGCATGCCTGGCGAAAAGCTCTGCGTCGCGATTGAGAGAGAGACGAACGGTGCCGTGACGCGCAAGGACTTGCGCCCCGACGACTGGCAGGAAATCTGGCCCGAGCTTGCCCAGCAGTCGTCGCCTGATACCGGGCCGGTGAGAGCTAAGCGGAGTGGCAAGCCTAAGGCTGCGGCTTTGCCTGAGTCGCATGCAAGTTGAAAAACAAGTCGATCGCATAACTGCGGTCTCCCTCCCTTTGACGATGACCAGATCATCGTTTTTTTATGCCTGATGGGGTTCATCAAGTGACGCCAAAAACCTTGAATCGGCTTGAAGGACAGCATGAGTTGGCCCTTGCAAGGCCGCCGCAGCAGGTGGTTGTTCCTATCGAGCTGATCTGCGCCAAGAAGAATGCCGGAGCTGCTTTTACGCTCGCCTGCGACTCCTCGGGCTTGGACGACAAGGAGATCTACCTTGCGCTCAGCATCGATGCCGGCACGTTCAGTCGGATCAAGTCAGGTACCAACACCCTGCACGCCGACCGGATGCGAGATTTCTGTGCTGTGGTCGGCAACACGATCTATCCAGAGTGGCTGGCCCGGCAGGTTGGCTGCACTCTGGTGATGCTGAAGACCGAGGCAGAGCGGCGGGCCGAGGAAGCCGAAGCGCGCGCCACAGAAGCGGAGAAAAAGGTGGCGATGCTGATGGACCTGATGAGGTCCAAGGTATGACGCCCCAGCATCTGCAAACCACACAACGCGCCTGGATCAATGAACTTCTGCACCGGATGACTGTGGCCAACACCCGCGAGGTGAGGGTCCAACTATGCACGGAGCTGAAGCAGGCGATCGCGGAATATCTGGCATTGGCAGGGGGCCAGCGGTAATGGCTGACTGGATCAAGATGCGGTCCGGGCTTCTGACCAATCCGAAGGTTATTCGGATGGCGAAGCTGCTTGCCTCAAATCCCGATTTTGTCGACTGGTTCACCCGTGGTTGGAGTGCTTCGCGTGACGAACTATGTGACGTCACACGTGACGTCACTGCCGTGACGGCCGTCGTCACACGCGTGACGGTGGGGTCGTTACTAGCGGTCTGGGCAAGCGTAAATGAGGCGGCAAGTCAGGATGGTTTCCTGAAGGGGTTCGCCCTTTCTGACATCGACGACATGGCCGGCGTACCAGGATTCGGGCATGCAATGGGTGCCGTCGGGTGGGCAGAAGAAGACGGCGAAGGAACGTACTTTCCCAACTTCGACGAGCACAATTCCGTTGCAAAACAACGGCCTACAGGCGGAAAGTCCGCGAAGACCGGGGCAGAGCGCACTCGGGAATGGCGCCAACGGAAGCTTGATACCGGTGACGAAAATGGTGACGTTACAGGTGACGTCACTGTGACGTCACCGTGTGACACCAGAGAAGAGAAGAGAAGAGAAGATAAAGAAGATATGTCTCGTAGCCCCGAATTGGCCCAAGCCAAGGAGGTGCTAGCCCATCTGAACGCCATTGCAGGCCGGTCATACCGTGCCGTCGATTCGACCCTGTCTCCGATTCGCGCCCGTCTCCAATCTGGCGCGACAGTCGACCAGTGCAAGGCCGTCATTGCCGCCAAAGCCGGCGAATGGAAAGCCGATCCGAAGATGCAGAAGTACCTGCGGCCGGAAACGCTGTTCGGTGCAACGAAGTTCGAACAGTACCTCGGCCAGTTGGGCGTCGCCGCTACCGATGCTGGACAGCCTGACCGTTTCGCGGGGGCTAAATAGCCATGCTGCCAACCGGCTCAAAACCCATCGTTGATGCCCGCGTTGCCTACAAGCGTCCCTCGGATCTGCTGATCGTGTCGATGGTCGGGCGAGTACCCGAAGCGAACCCAGTGATCCTGGCTGACGGCAGCGACTGGCGATTCGTGGAGGGGCTGCAGATCTGCGTGTTCACGAAACGCGGCAAGCCGTTCCGGGAACTCTGCCGGCAGATCGCCTACAACGGCCCGCGCTGGCTGGGCCTGTGGGACGTGGAGAACCGGGAGGGGGCGACGGTGCGACTGTGGATCAATCCGGAGAGCATCAACAAGACACGTTTCACGATCGATGACTACCTGCTGGACATTGATGCGTGGATTCCCTGGCAGAACCGAATTTTCGAGGAAGTGTGATGCAACTCATCGACGACGATCTGGACCTGTCGGCATACCTGCAGGCGCCCGAGCAAGCGCACAAGGTGCGGCGGGCAGGCGACTGGGCCGAGGACGTGGTGAACGATTTCTGGCGTCCGAAGACCGCGCCTCGCAGTGGCCTCGGGTTCGCCAAGACTCGACACGACTTTGAGCTGCGCCCGGCCGAGGTGTCGCTGTGGGCGGGCATCAACGGGCATGGCAAGAGCCAGTTCCTTGGGCAAGTGAAGCTCCAGCAACTGATGGCCAATCAGCGCATCTGCGAGGCGTCTTTGGAAATGGCGCCGATGCGCACCATGTCCCGCCTGACCCGGCAGGCGTATGGCGACGAGCGGCCACCGGCCGACTATATACGCGCATTTCACCGCTGGACGGATGGCCGACTTTGGCTGTACGACCACGTTGGCCCGTGCCAGCCGGACACCTTGATCGCCATCATCCGGTATGCCGTGCACACCTTCGGGATCGACCAGTTCATCGTTGACAACCTGACCAAGGTTATCGACGGCGAGGACAACTACAACGCGCAGAAGGACTTCGTGAACCGGCTGTGCGAGGTCGCGCACGACACCGGCGTGCACATCCACCTTGTCGCACACGTTCGCAAGGGGCGCAGCGAGAACGACCAGCCCGGCAAGTTCGATGTGAAGGGCGCGGGCTCGATCACCGATCTGGTCGACAACGTCTTCCTCGTGTGGCGCAACAAGGCGAAGGAAGAGGCGATTCGGGCAAATAACCTGAACTACGACCGTAACGAGCCCGACACGATTCTGCAGCTCGAAAAGCAGCGCAACGGCGAGACCGAAGGCGATTACCGGTTCTGGTTCCACCCTGGCGCGCTGCAGTTCTTGGAAGGTACTGGCGAGACCGCCCGCCGAATGGTGGAGGTGTGACATGAGCGATTTCTTTGACGCCGTAGTCGCCTCAACCGAGGCCGAAAAAATGGACATGGCGTCCGCAGAATTGGGTACGCCCACCTGCAATCTGAACATCCTGGCCATCGACATCGGCACCACCACCGGCTGGGCGCTGGGCCTGCGCGACGGCAAGTTGCACAGCGGCAGCGAGTCATTCGCGCCGAAGCGCCTCGACGGTCCCGGGCAGCGCTGGCTGAAGTTCGCGGCGTGGCTCGGCGAGCGCGCGCGCCAGGCTGGCGAGATCCACGCCGTCTACTACGAGCTCGTGCTGCGGCACACCGCGGTGCAGGCGGCACACGTGTATGGCGGATTCGAGGCGCACCTGCAGGCGTGGGCCGACCGCAATCGCATCCGCCTGATCGGTGTGCCGGTGCCCGTCATCAAGAAATCGGCGACGGGGAAGGGCAACGCCAACAAGGACGCAATGATTGCCGCCATGCGCGCTCGCGGCCACCGCGTCGTCGACGACAACCACGCGGACGCTCTGGCGATCCTTGAGTACGCGCGAAAACAGGAGACGTGATGGATGA